TGGCCTGCCACAGCCTCAAAATGATGCGTGTCTCGTTGACACAAAACCCCCGTTTAAATGGGCCAATCTGAAGCCCTGACGACCAAGGCGTTGGCCGCGGCGATCGGCGTGAGCGTGCAGCGCGTGGGCGTTCTTCGCCGCGAAGGGATGCCGGTCTCCAGCGTGGAGGAGGCGATTGCGTGGCGTGACGCCCGGGCGGCCGAGCGTGCGTCGTCGGCGCCTGTACCCGTTGTAGCCACATCACTTGACGACGGCACGATCCAGCAACGCATTCATCGGCAGAACGTCTTGGTCAGCCGAGCGCGCGACGTATGGCAGGCGGCGATGGAGACCGGCGACCGAGACCAAGCCAAGTACCATACGCAGTACAATCAGGCGACGGCCAAGCTGATTGACCTAGAGGCCGAGGCCGAGCGTCGAGCGCTGATGGCTCGCGAGTATATCAAATCGTCGGAGGCAAAGGAGGCGATGCTTCAGCTGACGGGCGAATGGATCGAGGCGATGGAGCGGATGCCTAGTGAGCTCGGCGAGGCGTGCAACCCTAACGACCCGCCCAAGGCCATCGCCGTCCTGCAGGCCTACGTCCGCAAGGTCCGCGAGAAACTGAGCAGCCATGGACCGGGCTGAACTCCTGGGCATCGGCCGCGAATCCCTGACGCCGCCCGACAACGCCGACCCGGTCAAGTGGCTGGCGAGGAACATCACCCGCGTCCCTGCCGGTGCGTTCGCCGGCGGATACAACCCTAGCCGCTGGCCGTGGATCGCGGAGAGCCTGCGTCTTTTCCTAGACCCGTCGACGCGCACGATGGTCGACCTCTGGTCGATTCAGACGGGCAAGACCTTGAAGGCCCGACTGGCCGCCACCTACCTGATGGCGAATGACCGAGGGAACATGGTCATCTACATGGACAACCAGGTCAACGCGGCGGACTTCACGATCCGTTACCTTCGGCCGATGTTCAACATGGTCGAGGACGTGCGTCGGCACATCTCGCCGGCGGACAACCCGAAGAGCGACATCATCGACTTCGCGGACGGGACGATCGTGTACAACAACTCGGCCACGACGGAGAAAGACCTGCAGCGCATCTCGACGCGTTACGTCATCGGGGACGAAATCTGGCTCTGGAAGAAAGGGGCGGTGGCGCAGTCGATGGCCCGAACGAAGGCCTACGAATGGACGGCGAAGAAACTGTATCTCTCGCAGGCCGGCATGGTAGGCGACGACCTCGACAACATCTGGGGGATGACTACTCAACACGAGTGGAACATGGTGTGCCCCCTATGCTCCAAGCTCCAGCCCTGGGACTGGAGTTTCGTAAGGTTCCCAGAGCAGGCCAAAAGCCCTGCCGGCTGGAATCACCTGATGGTCGAGAAGAACACGACCTACGAATGCTCAGGCTGTAAGGCCCACCTACCCGATACGAACGAGACGCGCATCGCCTGCAACGCCGTGGAGAACGGGGCGCAGTTCGTCCAGATGGCGCAACCTCAGAAGACCGGGTGGGTCGGGACGCACGTCAATGCATTGGCCTCTACGAGCTGGGGCTCATTGGCCGTGGACATGATCAAGAGCAAGGAGGCATCCGAAGCCTACGGCGACGAGGAGGGCAGGAAGATTTTCAAGACCAAGTATCTGGCCATCCCCTGGAGCGACGACGGTGGGGCCATGGTTGTCTCGACTGAATCCTCAGACTACGCCCTTGCCGATGACTGGGAAGCCGAGGCGGTCATCACGCCGGCGGGGAAGGTCGTGGACCGAGAGGGAGCGCCGAACGGGAGCATCCCTTTTCGCGTCGTCGGAATCGACGTGCAGCGCGGCCACTTCTTTGCGGTCTGCCGCCGCTTCGCCAAGTCAGGCCATAGCCGTTTGATGGCCTTTGAGAAGCTGGAGACGTGGCAAGACCTGGACGACTTCGTCAAGCGGACGGGGACGCACAAGGCCATGATCTGCGTGGACTCAGGTGACCAGACGCAGCTCGTCTACCAGCAGACGGCGGTGCGTGGCTGGAAGTGCTCCAAGGGTTCCGGCGCCGAGACGTTCGCGGTAGGCGACCGGGACGGGAACACCGTCCGCCGATTCTATTCGGAGAAGCAGGCCATCCTCGTCCCAGGGACGCAGGCCCGGGCATGGCTCATCTCGTTCTCTAACGTCATGGCCAAGGATTTACTCCACGGCTTGAGGGCGAGGAAGGTCTTCGGATTTGCCCGGGATGCCTCGCCTGAATACGTTTACCAACTGAATTCAGAAGTCCGCGTCCGCGATCGTCGGACGGGTAAGGCCACTTGGATTCTGCCTCAGGGCAAGCGGGACAACCACGCCCTCGACTGCGAAATCCTTTGCCTCCTCGTCGCCGTGCGCTGGGGCGTCGTCGGCCGAGAAGCCACCGCGGACGACTTGCAACCTGGGGAAGGTCGGTCAACATGACTACAAGAGGAACGGTTCCGAAGCGTCGTAGGATGTGCGCCTGCGGAGGCATAGGGTCGGGGCCGTTCCTCCCCTCCGTTGCCTAACCTCGCAGATTTATGCAAGGACTGTTCATCGGACTTTCGGAAGACGAGCTGCTGGCAATCAAGGCCAAGGCAGTCTCGATGATCATGGAGGGCAAGGTCCTCATGTCCTACGCCGACTCCGGGTCGTCTTCTACGAAGCAGTTCGCCTTGCCCCCCAAGGAGATGCTTGCCGAGGCCATGGGGGCGCTGTCTCAGCTGGACCCCCAGAGGTACGGTCGCCGACGTAATGTGATCAACACCCGTTACGACAACCGTAACAACGACTCTAACTATGGCCTCTAAGTCTAAGAAGAAGACCACCCCTAAGCGTGCCGCGAAGGCGCCGAAGACCCCGGCCGTTTCTGGCGAGGTCGGTCCTAAGCAAGTGGCCTATAGCGAGAACTTCGGCGGCGGCGGCTATCCGCAGACTCCCCGATGGGAGAGCGTGACGCAGAGCAACGCCCGGCAAATCATGTACACGGGGTCGAACGTGGACGCCCGCCGCGACCTTCGTTCCCGTGATCGCAATGTCATGGTCCGCAAGTGTCGGTACGCCGAAAGGAACTACGGCCTGTATAACCAAATCCTAAACGATATGGTCTTGTACACGTCGGGAGACGGCATCCGTCCGCAGTCCCACGCGAGCACGCCCGAGGCCGCGCGCGCCTACGAGGAATACTTCGCCGAGAAGTCCAAGCGCATTGACGTAACCAACCGTTTCAACTTTGCCCAGTGCCAGGGTATGCTAGTCCGCGCGCTCATCCGCGACGGCGAGTGTTTCGCCGCCAAGGTCCGCAACGCCCGAGGCGAGGCGAAAATCCAGCTCATCGAAACGCATCGAGTCGGTGACCCTGCCGACCGCGATACGCCCGAGCGTACCTGGGACGGCGTGCAGTTCGGAGACTTCGCCGAGATCGTCGGCTATTGGGTCTACCGTTCCGACGGCTCCAGCCGCTTCATGCCGGCCAACACGATGATGCACATCGTTGACCTGACGTCGTCGAGCGCGGCCCGTGGTACGCCCTTGCTGCAACATTCGGTCAACAGTTTGCAGGACCTCGACGAAATCCTCGAAGCCGAGAAGCGCGCGGTCAAGGACCAGTCGGAGGTCACGCGCGTCCTCAACAAGGCAGGCGGTTTCATTGACGACAACATGGCGGCCGAACTAGGCGGCGGCGACCGATGCTACTCCGGCATGGTCGAGCAGGCCGGCGGCAAGCTCATCGTCCTGGAACCAAACGAGAAGCTGGAACATCAGGAGTCGAAGCGACCCTCCCAGACTTTCAACGGATTCGTGACCGAACTCCAGCGCGACATCGCCTTCGGCTCACTACCCTTCGAATTTGTGGCCAATCCCCAGGCCTTAGGCGGAGCCTCCATTCGCCTAGTCACCGCGAAGAGCGCGCGAGTCTTCTCGAAATATCAGACCGTACTCATCGACACTTTCTGCCAACCGACTTGGGACTATATCATCGCCGACGGCATCGCCTCCGGCGAAATCCCCGACGACCCGAAATGGTACGCGACATCGTGGACCACGCCGAAGAGCGTGACCGTTGACGGTGGCCGCGACGCCGCGAACGATCGCGCCGACGTGGAACTCGGGCTCCTGAGCATGAGCGAATTGTACGCCCAGCGAGGCCTCGACTTTCGCCAGGAACTTGCGAAGCGAGCCGACGATATGAACTACGTCATTGGCCTCGCTAAGGAGAAAGGCCTCCCGGTCTGGATGCTCTACAAGCCCGGCTTCAACTGGCTCCAACAGGGGCAGGCCTCTAGCCAGACTCCGACCGACGTGGCCGACAACCTCGACCTCCCGCCTCCCCCCGAACCTTCCAACCCCTAATAACTGTGCGCTTTCTTTCTAACGGCTTACGCGGCCTTGAGCCGCTCCTGATTAACCCGGTCCGTGCGAAGGACTACGTCGAGGCCTCCAAGGCCGCCGGCCTGGGCGACATGATCGCGCAGCTCTTCGGCGAAGCGCCCAAGCCCTACGTTGTCGGGACCACTGCGGTCGTCCCTATCTCAGGCCCCATCGGGAAAGGCCTTTCCCCCATCGAGCGAATGATGGGCGGCGCCGACGTTGACGTCATCGCCGGCTGGCTTGAAGAAGCCCAGGACAACCCAGCCGTTGACCGCGTGCTCCTCGCCATCAACTCCCCGGGCGGCACGGTGACGGGCGTCCAAGAACTGGCCGACATGGTCGCCGGCTACAAGAAGCCGACCCGCGCCTTCGCCGATAACATGGCCGCCAGCGCTGCCTACTGGATCGGAAGTCAGGCCGACGACTTTACCGTCACGGCCAGTTCCCAGATCGGGAGCATCGGCGTGTATATGGTCGTGCCTAATCTCGAAGAATACTACGCCGCCCAGGGCATCAAGTTTGAGGTAATCGCCGCGGGCATCCACAAGGCCGCCGGCGCCGAAGGCCTCGCCCTGACGACCGAGCAACGCGCCTACCTCCAAGCCTCGGTCGAGTCTACCCGTGACGAGTTCCGCGCCGCCGTACGAAACAAGCGTACCTTTGTGCAGGACTCCGACATGGAGGGTCAGGTCTTCACCGGGCGAGAAGCCGCCGCCAAGGGTCTTGCGACCGGGGTCGTCTCCAACCTCCGGGAAGCCCTGGCTACTATCTGACCCCTGACAGTTGCCCACCTCCGCAATCTTTAGAACCATGACTATCG